AATCTTCATTTAACTATTTTTTATTACCTGATGAAGTGCCAGCAATGGTTTCAGGAATGAGACTTTCTTCAATTAGTAAAGACGTTCCAATAGATCAAGAATTTGAAGAATATCTTGCACCAATTAAGGATTCTGGATTTATTACAGATGAACAGTTTAAAAAAGTTATGAAAAATTGGATAAAATTCACAATTAAACATTTTCCGGAAACAAAAATAAGTAAAAAGTATAGAGTTTATTAAAACCGATTACTTTTTGTCAATATAAAAATATCTCAAATAATAATTCTTAAAATAAACAAACACACATGAACGAAAATTGGTTAAATGATCTTAAGACTGCTATTAGTGAGCTTGATGTTGAGTATGATAAATTTATTACAAAGAAAAGAAATTCGGCTGGAACTAAAGCTCGTAAACTTTTACAGGACATTAAGCAATTAGCACAAGAAGGCCGTAATAGCATTCAAGCTGTTAAAGTTGCTAATGCTGCGGTTAAGAAATAAAGAATCAAATATCTTATTATTTTAAATGGACGGAGTGAAAATTTCGTCCATTTTTTATGAAACTTTTGTTAACTTTTTTGTAAAAGTATTATAAGAAAAATAACACCCTAAAAAATCAAAATTTGAACAATGGAAGACCTTTTTAATCTTAATCCAGAGCACTTTAGCGGTAACCCAAGTGGAACCAGAAAAACTGATGAAAACCTTTACAATCCAGGCCCAGACCAAGGACAAAATGGAGTTTATAAATCAATTATTCGATTTATTCCATGGGCAGCTGACCCAGCTAAAAGCAAGTACAAAAAGTACTTAGCAAAATTACAGAATCCTCTAACCAATGAAAAACTTTTCATTGACTGCCCATCTACTACTGGAGCACCTTCAATTTTATGGTCTCTTGATACAGAACTCAAAAATCTAAAAGAATCAGAACCTCAGATCGTTGAAGAAATAAAGAAATATTTCAATCGATATTATAATTACTATTCGTGTATTTACATTAAACGAGATCCTCAATTCGAGAATCTTGAAGGTAAAATCAAAGTGTATTCATACGGTTATGGTATCGATAATTTGATTCAACAGGAATTGCATCCAGAATCAGATCTAGTTGTAGAACAGTCAATCAATCCATTTTCATTAACTGAAGGTAAGGATTTTGTTCTTGTTGTAAAACGTAAAACTAAATCTTGGCGAGATTATAGTGCTAGTAAATTTATGAAAGAGGTTAGTCCTCTTATCATATCTCATAATGGTAAAGAAATACCGGTATCGAGCGATCCTAAGGTTAGTGCTTTTACTAAAAAGTTTTTACTTGAAAATTCACCAGATCTTAGCCAATACTTCTTAAAGGACTGGTCTGAAGAAGATTATGTAAAAATTGCAGAATTCATTAAAGCAATTGTTCCGTATAAGCAGATAATTGATAATCTCACTTCAGGTTTGAAAGACGAAAAGATGAAAAAGCTTTTTACTAATTCTAAACCAGCAGGTAAGAGAACAGGCCCAACTGGTGAAAATTTAGAATTCACGCCAAATTCAGATCCTCAAACTAAAGGGCGAGATTTATCAATTGAGATTGACGAACCTACTAATGAAGTAGATCCACTTGACGATATTGAAATCCCTGATGTTCCTACTAAAACTACTAATTCTGGTGGTAAACGAGTAGGATCTAATGACGAAATCAATTTTGATGATTTATAAAAAATAAACATTTGATATGGTAGACAATACCAACACCGCTGAAACTGCCTCCTCTAACCAGGAGGCAGGTGTTTCAGTAGAACAGCCAATTAACAAACCTATTGCAACACTATTAGGTTCTATTTCATATGAAAATGAAGAAGACTGGGAAAAATTCTTAGATAATTTAACAGCTGAACACTCGATCATTGTTCTTATTGCTGCCGCCAATTATTCCCAATCAAAAGGAATTTTTAATTTAGCAGAATCAGAATTGATAGCAAAGGCTCTTAAGCGAATAAAACAAAAAGTAATTGCTCAACAAGAATCAATTGCAAATACCAATGAAGCTTCACCAGATAAACCAACAAAATGAACATAATTATTGATGGTCACGCATTTTTAAATGTATCAACTAGTATTGTTAAAAATATATTATCTAATGACCGAGCAATCGGCGATAGATTCTATGTAAATGACTTATTATCAGATGATACATTTATACTTAAACAAGCGAGCAAAGATCAATTTAGAAAATTTGCTCTCAACTATTTAGGTAGCATTTTGGCACCATTTAAAGAAAATGTATCTTCTGTATTCATTGTTTTTGACTCAAAAAGTTGGAGAAAGCAGTTTATTAAGGACCACTTTGGAGAACATGGTGATGGCGATTTTGCATATAAGGGGAATCGCAAGTATGATGATAAATCTCATCTATTTTTCGAATATTTTCAAAATGAACTTATTCCAATATTAGTTGAAGAATATGGCGTTTTAACTACTCGAGTACCCGGTGCTGAAGGCGATGATTTGATTGCATATATCTGTGAAAAACTACAAGAGGATATTTGTATTTGGTCAGTTGATAAAGATTTAACACAATTGCTTGAGAGTAAAAATCGCAAGATTATTCTTCTTATGCCAAAGATGATGACTAAATTCAAAAAGATTTATACAACTACTGATTTTGATACTATTGAAAAAAAGGAAGTTGATCTTTTTAATTTTGATTTAGACAATATTGATAATTCTGCAGTTATTAACGTTCTTAATGATTTGGTAACCAAGGATTATCAGCATTTTCGTATTGATCCAGCAACTGATATACTATTAAAAATATTTGGTGGAGATTCCTCAGATATGATACCAAGAGTCCATCCAAAACTTACACCGTCAAGGTTATTAAAAGTAATGGATAAACTTAAGGAAATTGTTAATTGGGATGATGTTAAAAACCTAGTAGATTCGGATGACCCAGATTTTATGACTCTTGTTCATAAGGTAATATGTGATACTCTAAAGATAAGTGATTCTGGTGAATCTCTGACGATCCAGAATAATATTACACGTAATAGAACACTAATCCGATTAAGTACCGCAGTTATTCCGCAGTCCTTAGTTAAATCTATTGAAACTTCTATAGATTTACGCGATCGCAAACGATTCAATTATTATAAATTCAAAAAAAATTACAAGACATAATGTCAGACAAGATTTATGGGTTTACCCCACTATACGAAAGAGTTTTAATTAGACCAGATTCAGTTGAAATGAAAACCGAAACTGGAATTATTCTTCCAGTTGAATCGCGTAAGCGCCCAAATACCGGAACAGTATTATCAGTTGGTCACTTAGTTGCAATGTCTAAATCTCCAGTAAAAGAAGGGGATCATGTATTATATCTTAGGTATTCAGGATTCGATATTGACATTGACGGGGAATTATGTCATGTTGTAATGGCAAATGATTTGGTAGGCATTATAGATAAAACTATAAACAAATCATTTGAATTAAAAGACTATGCCTAATATTTTAGATTTCGAAATGTTCGTAAACGAACAAAAGAAGAGTTCTGATCATGTCGAGAACGCTCCTATTCGTATATTTTGCGATATGGATGGCGTTCTCACTGATTTTAAAAGAGGTTTCAAACGACTAAAGGCAAATAAGAATCACCGTACACCAGATGAATACGAAAGTAAATACGGTAAAAATTCTATTTGGCCATTAGTAGATCATCGAAAAGAAAAATTTTGGAAACGATTACCTTGGACAAAAGACGGCCGTGAATTATGGGACTATCTTTCTAGGTATACTCCATATATTTTATCTGCTCCAAGTAGAAGTAATTATTCAATAGACGGTAAACTTGAATGGTTAAGTTTAAATTTAGGCATTAATCAAAAGAAACCAATTACCTCATTTGAAGAACATGAAGCTGATCCAGAGAAAAGAGTCATATTATCAAAAGATAAAGAAACTTTTGTTAGAGATAAAAATGACGTCCTAATTGATGATAAAGATAGTAATATTAAAAAGTGGACAGAGGCTGGTGGAACTGGAATATTACATAATGATTCAACTGATACAATTCGTTTAATTGAAGAAATTATTTCTGATTTACAAGGTGGTTTTGATGAAGACCCTAATGATGAATCAGAAGAAGAAACCGATTCTAACCCTAATCCTGAACCAGAAACCCAAGAAGGACCATAGTTCTCGGACTTAAACCGAGTGGTGGAGGTTGACCAAACTGGTTAGCCCCGTATTACGAAAAAGGGACTCTATGAGTCCCTTTTTATTTTGTTCTAACTATTAGGTTAGAAAGACGGTGTAAAACCAGTAGATTGTGATGATAGTTGTCCACCAACTCTAGTGATTGTAATACGGTTGATGAATTTATGAATTCCTCTTGGGAAGTCAACTAAAATATCTACAACTCCTGCATTATTTTCAAGAACTTCAGCTCCATTATTACTGTCATCAAAGATAACATCAAACCATGAAACTCCCCTAGCGTCTTGTACTGCAGCTAAGTAATTCTTGACCATAGTTTTTACACGCATTCTTGTAGTAACATCATTCCAATCGAATAAGAAGTTTAATAGAATTCGTTCAATATCTCTTTCGATTGTAATAAGGGCTTCTCTTACGTGAATGTTATTAAGAGCTGATTTTACTCTATGATAACCTGTATTATTAGAGAAGACCATTACTCCAAAACCTCGGCGTCTTACGATTAGGTTGAAACCTGCTGGTTCCAAATAGTCTCGGTCCTCGTTTGTTAAATCGTATTCAACACCAGAAATTTCAGGATCTGTTAAGATTCCTCGTTTACCTGCTACGATAGAGAATGTGTTTCCACTTGAATATTTTTTCATGAATGAATTAGCAACATACATTGCTGGTGGAATTGATTTATTCTTACCGTTTTCAAAGATAACGATGTTTGGCATAAAGTATGCAGCATATGATGATATTGGAATACCATTCTTTTCACCAGTTGCAAATGAAAATAGGAAGTCAGGGTTAGATGATAGATCACCACCAGTAGCAATTGCAGAAGTTGCAACTAACCTAGTAGTTAAATCAATAAAGCTTGGATTAACTGACCTTTCGTATTGAGCAAAAGATGGTGCATTTGCAATTACTAACAGTTTTCCATGATCTGCTGCTAACTGTGCTAATTGGTATTTTGAACTTGGGTAAATCTGTCCTTCAAATGAATCTACTAAATATCTAAAATCTAGAGTTTCATTATCTGCTAATGTTGATGCAAGATTACTACCTTCAAACATAAAATCAAGAATTTGATTTTGTCTGTCTGCTGTTCCATTAGGATAAAGATCAGCTTCCCTTAAGTCCATTCCTGGTATTTTATAACCTACTAAACTTGTTGCATAGTTTTTAATTCCTTTGTATGCACGAATTGTAGTTCCAGTAAGTTTAATTCCGAGATTATTAACATCTGCTGGAGCTACCGTTTTTACAGTATACTTTAAGACTGTTACTGACACACTCGATGGGCCATATCCAGTTTTTGTTACTTTTTGTGCTGATACTGAAGAAATACGTAACATTCTTCCACGTTCTGTTCCAGCAACAATATTTGCCTGTAAGTATTGTCCTACTTTAAAGAATGAATCAATTTTTGCTCTTTTTGCTGCATCATATGGAAAACCACTAACTGCATTAGAAACTTCGTTTCTTAAAGGATTTCCATACAAAGTTGGGTCAATTTCAAATATGAGAGTGTTTGGCGCTTGGTAGATAAAACCTGATAAGAAATAATCAGTATCTGTCATATCGAAATCAGCTTTATACATATCTGCTGTTGAGTTAACAATCCACAAATAATCATCAGATCCGTCTACGATTTCTTCTACGTCTACTTGATTTGTTCTGGTAATATCAGTAAATGTTTGGAATGTAATGTATTTTACAAGTCCTTGATTTTTAATAAAACCGTCTGACGCTAAATATAAAGAAGATGGTCCAATTCCATACTTTAGAAGATCACCATTTTTAACAAAGCCATTCATCCACGCTTTATACAATTTGCTACCTTCTACTGCAATTACTGTGACTGGTGTAGTTGGTGCTAGATATGTTTCTCCAGCAACATAGGTTGATGCATATGTATCTAATTTAAAATAGAAAGTTGAATCAATTGGTTTTTTATAGCTCAAGGTATCGATAATTGCTACAGGATTGACTGCAGTTAGTCCATCATCTACTACATAAGCAGTATGTGTTCCATTTGCTATGCTTAATTCATCAACTCCATGTCCAATAAGGTCAATTCTTTGTTCTGCCATAGGCTCAGTATCTGAACCGCTATCAAACGTAGATTCGGTTAAATCAATTAGATCAACTTTTTTATAATCGAGTGCTAAGAAAATTCCATTCTCTGCAAATTTACGATTGAATATTGTATCAATTGCAACGATTGTACCAGTAAGATCCCTAAATTCAGGAATGATACATCCTTGTGATTTTGCATATAATGTAACTTCTTTTAATGCTACGAAGTCATTAATTTTTGAGCTAATTATACCAGTTGCAGTAAAGTACTGACTGTATACTGGGTCAGCTGATAGTTTAAGATAATCTGTCCAATTTCCTTCAACTACAATTACTTCTATAAAGTAATCTTGCACAATATCATCAGGATTCAAAAATTCTGGAATTTGAACTTTATCACCAAGAAGGGCGTAATACTCCTTAACTGTAATATCATATCCAGTAACATCTGCTATTCTTACCCATGCAGTAACGTCTTTCTTTGAAAGATTTACTAATGTTAGAATTTTATTTGCATCACGATCAGCCGAGCCTAATAAACCAGGGTTTAGGATATAATCGTCTCCTAGTTCAATATTTTTCCATTTATTGACCATATCAACATCTGCAAACCACAATTTCTGGGTGTTATAGAAATTTGACATGCTACTAACATAATTAGCGGCATCCCAAATTGCATTATTTGATGCTGATTCAGAATTAAATGTTGCAAAAAATGCTTTGTCGCTTTCATTAACTGGTAGAAGGTTTAGCGCATATACTGGGCCTTGTCTCAAAGCAACATCAATTGTTCTATGAAAGAAACTACCATTTTTTTCTAGTTTATTATCGATTTCTCCATAGACTATCTGGTTGGTTCGGCTATCATTTACCAACACGACTGAATTGATAGGGCCCTTTTTACTAGAACCGATAACAAGCCTGCCAGTAGAAATAGGTAGATTAAGGTTTTGGCTTTCGTCTACTTCTATTGTGTATACGCCACTTGACTTGAACCTGTTCAGATTTAATTTTTCTGCCATCGTGTGCTATTGTTATTTTTTAAGTTATTTATTTATTTGTTTATCCCCAAAAACAACTTTCGATGAATTGGGCAAACCACAGCTGAGGTTATTTATCAAACGGTGAACTACCAAACCTAAACCTTTTCATTAATCTTAATAAAAGAAATTATAAAAACACATATATATGAAACCTAAACTAAAATTCATAAAAACTCGTGAGGTTAAGACACCAGCATATGGAACAGAAGGTTCTGCTGGTATAGATTTTTTCGTTCCAGAAGAACTACCAGAGCAAAGGCTAAATCCAGGAGAGGATATTTTAATCCCTAGTGGAATAAAGGCTAAGGTACCTGATGGATATGCATTAATTGCACATAATAAAAGTGGAATTGCCACAAAAAAGAGATTGCAAGTTGGTGCATGTGTAGTTGATAGTGATTATCAAGGTGAAATTCATATTCATGTTTATAATACTAGAGCTTCTGGAGCAGTAGAAATTGCTCCAGGCATGAAACTCATTCAATTTCTATTATTTAAAATTGACCAGCCCGATCTTATTGAATGTCAAACCTTTGAAGAAGTATTTACTATCGAAACTACCAGGGGTGCAGGTGGGTTTGGCTCAACTGACAAGACTGAAGCCGGTCAAAACAAAAAAAATATAAGTAGCAGTACTTATTTTTAATCATGAAACGCCCTAAACTTACTCGAACCGATGTTATTAATTGGTGGCTACAGAAGTATTTTAATACAAATGCCAGTGAAGTAGCTATAAAATATCCAGAAGAAGTAAAAACTGCTGGTTGGTTTGAACTTTTTCCAGTAACTCAAGAACAACATGATGAATGGTACGATTGGGTTATTTCTGAATTGTCTAAAGACTTCCGATGTTCACGCGCTAGAATTAAGAAACGCTTTGCTTTTGATTATTTAGACTGTGCACCACATATAATCAAAACAAGTCAACCTCAATAATTATGATTATAAGTACTGAATTTAAAGCAGATGAGGCAATGTTAATCGTTTCATATTATGATGAAGCTGGAAAAATTGCGTTCATAAAAAAACCGGTACCTAGTACTGACCAATTTAATTGGGTTGTTACTGCAAATCCAACGGAATTTCGAAATTGGGATAATAAATTTTTACGAAAATCGCCAAGCAAATGGTTAAGTCGATTTAGACTAGAAGAAATAACACAATCTCGATTAACACAAGAAGAATTAAACAAATTATATTCAGATTTCAGTCCAAAACGTACATTTCTTGATATTGAGGTAAAACTCACATCACAAGATTTTCCAGATCCAGCAAAAGCGCTAATGGAAGTGAATCTAATTACTTTTCTTGGTGATAATGATGTAGTTTACACTTTATCAACTACCGAAGATTTTGATATTAGTGAAAAACAAAGAATGATAGATGAAGTTAATGAATATTTTAGTGCAGCTGGCATAGAAACACATTTCACCTTAAAGTATATGTACTTTGAGACTGAATTGGAATTAATGACAACATTCTTTCATAAAATATTGCCAAAGATCTCTTTATTAACTGGTTGGAACATTATTGGTTTTGACTGGTTATATTTGATTAATAGAGCAAAACGCATAAATTTAGAACCAATGCAATTTATGCCATGTGATAAATTAATAGGTCAAGCAAAATTGCCTATTCATATGGGTCTTCTTGACTATATGGAAGTATTTATGAATACCAAACCATACAAAGTTGTTGAAAATTATAAATTGGAATATATTGCAACTCTTGTATTAGGAATAGGTAAAATGCATCAAGAGTATGCAACAATGTTAGATGCTCAACGCGACACTTTCAATTTTGCAAAATACAACATAATTGATACATGTCTTTTGAAATTAATTGATGACAAACTTGGTTTACTTGAAGTTGCTTTTGCTATTTCTAAATTTGCTAAGATTGATGTTTCTAAAGTATTCAGTGCAGTATTCATAACTGAAACATTAATGTGTAGAGAATTCTTGGTAAGAGGCAGATTTTTAGCGAATGACAAAAAAGATCTCGATGCTGAGGCTACCTATGATGGAGCATATGTTATGAAACCAAATCCTGGGTATTACAAATATATCATGTTAGATGACTTTGCTTCGATGTATCCAAATCTTACAATTCAATTCAATTTGTCACCTGACGCATATATTGGTAAACTAAAACCTGATATGGAGATCCCAGACGATGTAATTTTCACTAGAAACGATACGATATTTACGAACCGATTCGATTCAGTTGCTCGAACTATTCTTACTAGAATGTATACAGGTAGGGTTGAAACTAAAGCAGAAATGGCAAAACTTGAGGAGATCTTAGAGCGTGAAAAAACCAAAAACTAAAAAGTCTTTACTTAAAAAAATTAAAAATATAATGGCAGGATTTGATATTGATGAACTTATGTCCATAAAAAATGCTTATCAAGGGCAACGATTTCAATGGATAAAACCGGCGGCAAATGAAAAAGCAAAATTAGCAACCGTTGTTACTGTAACAGACGTTGTTCCAGGGCCAAGAGTAAATACTTTAAATGGTCCTAGCCAGCGATATATTGCAGTTTTGTCTGATAATACTAAATTAGATACTGAGCATCTAAGCAGTAATTTAATGATGTTGCATGAAGATCAACAAGCAATGACGCTAGCCGAAGTTCAATCAATTTATATGGAACCAAGTTTAGATATTGATGCAGTAAAGTCTTCATTACCAACTGATATGCAAGCTTTATCTACTCTTTCAAACACACCTAGCCCACAAGCAGTAAATCAAACTCCTTCTACTGATATATCTCCTATTCGAACTAATGCTCCAGTAGATACCAAAGGTTTATTCGGAATGTTTTCAGTTGAAGATACTGAAATACTTTTAAAACTATCAGTAAAACTACCAGCCAAAAATCTTTTGAAAATGATGTATTCAAATTCTCAAGATAAAGATCAATTTGTTGATCAGTTATCTGCCCATATAAATAATAGCATAACCCAAGATGCCATTAAGATAGCAATTGGCGTAATGATGGGCCAAGATAAAAAGAAATAAATTGATGACTAGTAACCAAAATCCATTAGAACCAGCAAAAATCATTAAAAATAGTTCACCATTAATCGGTGGAAAATTTGATTTAGTATCATTAAGCCGCAATTCGGATAAAGTAGATCGTATTATTTCTAAACAAAATTATATAGTACTTCTTCCATTCGATAGAACTGATTCAGATAAGATTGCAAATGTCTATGGTATAAAGTTTCAAAATCATGCAACTGACCAGTCTGATGTAACTTTAATTATTGACTCAATTGATAATGAAAAAGATTCTACCGCATTTGACGCAATAGGTCGTTCATTTTTGGAAGAAGCAGGTTTAAATATTGATGAACTTGGTATAAATGAAGATGATATCTTTTATATTGGTCCAATTACACTTAGTGAACCGGTATCTGCTAAGTTTAAATGTTATGCAATTGATTTAACTAAAATTAGTAGGCCAGATGAATCAATTGAATTTACAACGACTCTGGCCAAATCCCCATTCACCCGAGATGATTCGGAAATTGTGAAGATAGGATTCCATCAAATAGTAAATGGCGATTTCTCAGATGCCATCATTTTAGCAGGTTCATTTTTATTAGTTTCATACTTTCAGTAAAACTGAGTTAACCTTCAGTGTAAAAGATTATACACTGAAAATTATCTCAATACATGGCCAAAACACCATTTGATGCGTTTAATAAGTTTTCTGATAAGCTTGAAAAACGCGTAAACGAAACTATCGAATTAAAAGGATTTGCTGACATCAGCGAATATATTCCAACTGGAAATTATTTACTTAATGCTCAAATGTCTGGAGATCTATTTGGCGGTTACCCAAATACTAGAAGTATTGGAATCGCAGGCGACCCAGGAGCAGGTAAAACCTTTCTTTGTATGAATGCAGTACGTGAACTCCAACAAATGGGGTATTACGTTTTTTATGTTGATACAGAAGGAGCAATTGATTCAACTGATTTTCCAAAATTTGGAGCAACTTTAGAGCAATTGAAATATTACAGAATGGGTTTAATTAGTGATGTTAAATTCTTTATTGATGGATTAATTAAAACAATTAAGGATTTTCGAAAAGATAATCCAACTATGAAACTTGCACTATTTGTTGACTCTATGGGAATGCTAGATACCGATAAATCAAAAACTGATATTGATAAAGGTAAAAATGCAGCAGACATGGGGCTAAGAGCTAAAGAATTGCGAGCACTTTTCAAATCATTTACCTTAGATCTTTCAAATTTAGCAGTTCCATTTATTTTTACAAATCATACATATTCTGGAACAGATGCATATACTGGAAAATCTCCAAGCGGTGGAGGTGGCCCAGAATTCGCAGCTTCTATTATTCTTATGCTTAGTAAAGGCGTTCTTCGGGATGATAATAAAACTGCTACTGGAATTATTGTACGTTCCAAAACTAGAAAAAATAGATTAGCTAAACCTATTGAAATAGAATTTCATATCTCTCACCAAAAAGGAATGAACCCATTTGTAGGACTTCAAGACTATATTAGTTGGGACGGCTGCGGAGTTGAAAGAGGTAAAAAGTTAACAGAAAAAGAATATTCTAAACTTAAACCAGAAGACCAAAAACATTGTAAACCTTTTATTGTAGGCAAAGAAACTTTTTATTTTCAACCTGGACCAAAGGCTAAAAATTATATTATTAGTCACAATGGCGATGAAGTTCCAATAAGACAGTTTTTTACTTCTCGATTATTTACACAAGAAGTACTAGTTGACTTAAATGAAAAGGTCATCAAACCTACCTTTAAATACCCAGAAACACAAGATGGTCTAATGGAAATGGAAATGGAAGAGCTGGAAATTCCAGAAACAGATGAAACTGATTTACCATCAGCTGAAAATGTTTAATTTATATGCCATTTATTGTTCAACCAATACTTCCAATAAAATATATATTGGGTCTTCAAGCGTCAACCCCTAACTATCCGACTACTCAAGATTTTATGTTTGAGGTGATTTCGTATATAGTTAGGGTTGCTGAAGCCAAAGAAAAAGATTGGGATCCACAGGACATAAAATTTTCTGCTAAAACTTTAAAATATATTTTTGGAGAAAATATGAAATCCGAAGAATTCGTAGATCGTATAAAACTTAGGCTAAAGGAATTATTAGATTCTGAAATTCTCGAAAAGCGAGGAGAATACATTTATATCAGTGAAACTGAATTCACCAGATATTATTCAATAAGTTAAGATATACAAATGGTAATTGATTTTAAAGAAAATATTGAGTTACTTGAGAGATTGATTTTCAATTTCGTTCTTATGCCAGATGACAATGAAATAGTCATTCGGCCAAAGAACAGTGAAGAACTTGATAAACGTGAAGTAATTGCAACTATTAAACCTCATTATTTTAACGATGACCTAATACAAAGGGTATATCGAGAAATGAAGAAGTTTTTTGTAGAATATAAAAAGGTTCCATCTAAAAATGAAATTCGCGAACTTACTAATTTGGCGAATTTGGATATACCAGATGATAAATTCGAAAAATTATTTGCTATAAGTTTAAAAGATTATACTTATGAATTTCTAGTAAAATATACGAAAGCTTTTGTTTTCTATAAAAACTTAAATGAAGTTGTCATTGACACTCTTTCATATCTAAAAACTACTGAGGTAAACCCAGATAATGTTGAACTTATCACTAATGAAGTACGATCAAAATTTAATGATAAGTTAAACCTATCTTTTACTAGTGCAGATTCGGGTCTCAATTTCTTTAATTCAGCACACCATATTCAACTTTCTAAAGTCGGAACTCCTACCGGTTTTCCATTTTTTAATAAGGTATTAGATGGAGGTTGGAATCCGAAAACTCTTGTTATTTTTCAAGGTAGACCAAAGGTTGGAAAATCTATGGTTCTTTCAAATATTGCAGGTAGAGCCTTTTTAAGTGGTAATGATGTAGGTATTGCAACACTTGAATTATCTGACCGTAAATACATGAAGCGTGTTGGATCTGCTGTACTTGGAATAAAAACCAAGGAATATGACTCTTATCTTACAAAAGATGATGCAGATGGCATAAATCAAAGGATTGAAGCATTAAGGTTAAAGGTTCCAAATTTAGGTAATCTCGAAATACGAGAATTCGGAGCAGGTTCTGCTTCTGCTATTGACATTGAAAATTATTTCCTTAGGGTTCAACAAAATACTGGAATAAAATTCAAAATAATAATCGTTGACTATATTAATCTAATGCGGCCTCTTGTTGATAGAGGAAATATGTATGGAAATATAAAAACGATAACTGAGGAACTTAGAGCAGTTGCTATTCGAAATGATTGGTGTATAATTTCAGCTACTCAGATTAAGCGAGAAGCTGTAGATGATCAAGATATTGGAATGTCAGACGTTGCTGAATCGTTTGGTTTAGTTCATACAGTAGACTCATTATTTGGTCTTATGCGTGGGCCAATGGAGCGTAGAATGAAAATCAAACTTATCGCTAATAGAGATGGCGGTTATAATGAGAGTTTTAAAATGTTTAGATTAGACTATGAATATTCTAAATTGATAGAAGAAACTGATCCAGCATCAGAATATTATTCAGATGATGACGATACTCAGTCTTTAGAAAATCAAATGCGTAGTCAATATACAACTGTTCAAACTACTGAGATTCCATCATTTGAATTAGATGATGA